CAAACTATTATTTTATGGCTGGAGGCGATATATTTGGACAAAGTAGATTTCTTTACAATCGATAAGGAAATCGTAGGGTCTCGTCAGCCGGTAACCATTCTGTATCCAGAATTTCTATATTACAATGTACAGGACTTAGCCTGCAAAGGTGGAGCGATGTATGCGTTCTGGGATGGCACAGCATGGTCTGATAATCTTAACGATTTAATTCTACGCATCGATAGAACCATTAAAGATGAGTACACAAGAATTAAAGATGAGAAACCAGATGCGGTTGTCAAAGCTCGGTATATGAACAGACAGTCTAGCGGAGTCATGAAACGCTGGATTGAGTATACTAAGTCGATGCCAGATTCTAGACAGGCATTTAACCAGACAATCTTATTTGCGGACCATGAAATCAAAAGGGAGGATTATGCGACCAATAAGTTACCGTATACTCCTAAAGACATACCTACACCTAACTTCGACAAGATGATGGATATTCTGTATGCTCCAAGTGAACAACAGAAAATCATGTGGTTTGTCGGTGCCGTCCTTACGAACAATATGAAGTCTATTCAGAAGTTTATGTTCTTGTATGGTGCGAAAGGTACTGGTAAAGGTACGGTCTTAAAAATCCTTGAAAGGTTATTTGAGGGTTACTACAGTGAGATGGACCTTAAACTATTAACTTCGGCAAGTGAGTTCAACACTAGTCAAGTTAAGGAGATTCCAGTCCTGATTGATTATGATACTGATTTATCTAATATCAAAAATGATTTGGACTTACTTAAGTTAACTGGACATGAAGTTGTTACGGTTAACAAGAAATACACGAAACCATATCCGGTGACGTTCAATGGTTTACTGATTGCGGCATCTAACCAACGATACAAAGTACGTAACGTTGATGCGGGTATCGTAAGACGTGCTGTAACTGTTGAACCAACTAACAACCGTGTTCCGCTAAAGGAATACAACCGTCTAATGCATGGTATTAGCTTTGAGCTTGCCGGTATTGCACACAAAGCAATGCAAATGTTCGAAGAGATGGGTCCTGGTTACTATGAAGAATACCAAGACAACCACATGCTTGCAGCTACAGACTTATTCTATGGATTTGTTCAAGAGAACTACGACAAGATGGGTGATATGGTTACGTTAGCTAGAGCTAGTGAACTGTATAAAGTATATTTAGATGACTTAGGATTTAATACTGCTGGATACAAACAGAAGGTTAAGAATGAGTTGACGAGATATTACAAAGAGTATCACGAACGTTTACGTGTCGGAGCCGATAGGTTATCACGCGTATTCGTTGGGTTGAAGACTGAACTATTTGACCCGATTAAAGAGGAAGTCGTTGAGGAAACACTCGGTAGTTATGTTTCTACTGAGTCATATCTTGATGAGGTCCTTGCTGACTGCCCAGCACAGTTAGCGAATGCTGATGGTTTTCCGAAATACAAATGGGATAACGTTGAAACTAAGCTGAAGGATATTGATACCCATCAACTACACTTCGTACGTATGAATGACGTTAACCATATTGTAATCGACTTCGACCTCAAAGAAGATGGTAAGAAGTCTTTAGCAAAGAACTTGGAAGCTGCATCCAAATTCCCTGAAACCTATGGGGAGTTAAGTAAGTCAGGAGCAGGTATCCACTTACACTATATTTACGATGGAGATGTCGACGAACTAAGCGCTATCTACGATGCCGACATTGAAGTTAAAGTATACAAGGGTAAGAGTTCATTGCGTAGACAATTCTCAAGAAGTAATGGTGTACGTAAGATTACGCATATTTCTTCAGGCTTACCTAGAAAGGAGGAGAACCGTAAAATGCTGGATAATGTACAAGGGTTTGTTCATACAGAACGCACCATGCGTGCAACTATTGAACGTGCCCTGCGTAAGGAGTATCATGCGTCCACGTCGCAAAGTGTGAACTTAATTGTTCAGATATTTAACCAGGCTTATCAGTCAGGAGTTAAGTATGACTTGTCTGACATGGAAAGTGATATTTCCTTATTCGCATCGTCAAGTACCAACCAAGCTAAGCGCTGTCTGCAAGCAATCCAAGAGATTGTATATTCTACGATTGAAGATGACACGCCTGAAATGGTTGAAGTACTACACTCAGGACAAGCAGTACCTAATGAGAAATTAACATTCTTCGACGTTGAGGTATTTAAGAACTTGTTCATGATTTGTTGGAAAGACTATGGTGTTGACGAAATTCACACCATGTGTAATCCAACGCCACAAGAAGTTGAAAACTGGTTACAAGGTCGTTATCTTGTAGGTTTCAACAACTTGCGTTATGACAACCACATGGTATATTCTTCGTTACTTGGACAAAGTACTATGGATATTTACCAACGTTCTCAAGCGATTGTTAATAACAACGGAGGTAAAGGGTTCCACAAAGGAGCGTACGAACTTTCATATTTAGACTTATATGAGATGGCCTCTAAGAAACAATCACTTAAAGCTTGGGAAATTGAATTAGGATTACCACATGATGAGTTTGAATATCCTTGGGACGAACCGTTACCAGAAAATCTATGGGAACGATGTGCGGAGTACTGCGGTAATGACGTACGTGCTACCGAAGCGTTATTTGATAAGTTAGCCGAAGACTACAACGCTCGTAAAATCTTAGCATCGTTATCAGGATTATCTATTAACACTAAGACTCAAAACCATGCGGCAGAGATTATATTTGAAGGCGCGAACAGACCACAAGACCGCTTCATTTATACAGACCTATCGCAAATGTTCCCAGGATACAAGTTCGAATGGGGTAAATCTGAATACCGTGGTGAAGACCCGTCCGAAGGTGGTTACGTATATTCTGAACCAGGAGTATACACTGATGTAGCTGTGTTGGACGTTGCGTCAATGCACCCAACAAGTCTGATTGCTATGAACTACTTTGGTCCATACACTCAGAACTATGCGGATATTCGTGAAGCCCGTATCCTAATCAAGCACGGAGATTTAGACAAACTAAGAACTATATTTGATGGTAAGCTAGCTCCGTATGCAGACATGATTGAGAAGGGTGAGTTATCTGCTAAAGCGTTATCGTATGCATTGAAGATTGTAATCAACATCGTGTATGGTATGACGTCTGCGAAATTTGACAACAAGTTCCGTCACCCTGATAACGTGGACAACATCGTTGCGAAACGTGGAGCGTTATTTATGATTGATTTGAAACACGCATGTCAAGAACGCGGATTAACAGTAGCGCATATCAAGACCGACTCTATCAAGATTCCGAATGCAACAGCCGAGGACATTGAATTCGTTACAGAGTTTGGTAAGCGTTATGACTATGACTTTGAACATGAGCATACGTATGACCGATTCGCATTAGTTAACAAAGCAGTTAACATCGGTGAATACTATGAGAACGGTGAACCTGTATGGGAAGCAACCGGAGCTCAGTTCAAGGAACCTTATGTATTGAAGACCTTATTTACAAAGGACAATCTTGAGTTGACAGATTTCATGACAACTAAGAATTCTAAAGTACCGATGTATTTAGGTGATGAGTTTGTTGGTAAGACTGGACGTTTCTATGCGTCTAAGACTGGTGACGCACTCATGAAGAAAGACCCTAAGAAGGACAAGCTTGATGCTGTGACCGGAACAAAAGGGTACAAGTGGAAACTGGATTCAGAATTAGTAGATAAGTCAGATATTGACATGTCATATTATGACAATCTGGCAGTGGAAGCAATTAAAGCAATTCAAAAAGTTGGCGACATTGACATTATGATTGATGATATGCCTGAACAGTATTTATATTTAAAGGAGAAATAAACTATGCAAAAAATTGAATTTAACGGACGTAAATTAACTATCGAAGATGCACAAATCGGATTACGTAACTTCGCAGGTGAGAAGACGAATTACAACAACGAAGGTAACCGTAACTTTGTAGTGTTCTTAGACGAAGAAGATGCTAATTTCTTAGCTGACAATAACTTCAACGTTAAGTTCCCTAAAGAACGTCCTGACTTAGACCCAGAACAAGACAACCGTAAACCATTTATCAAAGTTACAATTGGTGACTACGCTAAAGTTATTCAAGTAGTGGAACGTCCTGACGGTGAACAAAACGCGTTACGTTTAGAAGGTGACGAAATTGGTGTGCTACAACGTGCTGACATCGCAAAAGTTGATTTAGTTATTAACCCATGGTTATCTAAGATGAACAATAAGTTATCCGCATATTTAGATACTGGTTACTTTGTACGTGACATCGACCAATTCGGTGCTAAGTATGGAGTTTATTAAGCTATTCCCTGAACAGGAAGAAGCTGTAAGAAAACTGCGCTCAGGCTCAGTATTAAAAGGTGGGGTAGGTAGTGGTAAAACACTTACCTCCCTTTTTTTCTATAAAGAGAAGTTCTCTCATCGCAAGTTATATGTGATTACGACTGCTAAGAAACGCAATAGCTGTGACTGGCAGAACGAAGCACGCTTATTAGGTATTGAAGAACTAGTTGTTGATTCATGGAACAACATATTACGTTACAAATCAGTGTACAATGCGTTCTTTATATTTGATGAGCAGAAGTCTGTAGGGTACAACACATGGGGTAAAGCGATGGTTTATATTGCTAGACGTAATGCATGGATAATGTGTACAGCTACACCAGGAGACAAGTGGATGGACTACATGCCTTTGTTTCTTGCTAACAACTTCTACAAGACCAAGACTGAATTCATTAACAAACATATTGAATACAATCCTTATGTGAACTTCCCACAAATCAAGAAGATTCATAATGAGGACCAGTTATATATGTGGCGCAATCGTATTGTCGTTAAGATGCCTGATACTCGTGAGACCGTACGTCATAAGGAGCATATTTTGGTTAACTTCCCACGTCACGTTATTAAGAAAATTAATGACACACGTTGGAACCCAATAACTGATGAACCTATTGAAAACATATCTGAGTACTGTGCGCTTATTCGACGCCTTGTTAATACAGACCCTAGTCGTGTGAAGAAAGCAATTGATATTTTGAAAGCTAACCCTAAAGTAATTGTGTTTTACAATTTTGAGTATGAGATGGAACTGTTGCGTAAAGCATGTGAAGAAGAAGGTATCGAATATTCTGAGTACAACGGAAGTAAGCACGATGAGTTACCAGAAGGTGACCGTTGGGTATATTTCGTTAACTATGGAGCAGGAGCAGAAGCATGGAACTGTACAACTACAGATACCATGTTGTTCTACAGTCTGTCATATTCGTACCGAACTATGGAACAAGCAGAAGGTCGTATTGACCGACGTAACACACCATTCAAAGACTTACAGTATTATTACTTAGTGAGTCGCTCAGACTTAGATGGACGTATATTAAAAGCGTTACAGAACAAACAAAACTTTAACGAAAGAGAGTGGAGAACCAATGCCTCGATTAGAGCGGGATTTTCAAAGCCAGCTTAAACGTGATATTAAGAAGCGTGTACCCGGTTGTTTGATTATGAAAACTGACCCTACACAGATTCAAGGTATCCCTGACCTGTTGATTATATTTGAAGACAAGTATGCATTCTTAGAAGTAAAGCGTTCATCAGGAGCGTCTAAGCGTCCTAACCAAGGACATTATATTTCTAAGTACAAACAATGGGCGTTTACATCATTTGTGTCGCCTGAGAACAAGGAGGAAGTACTAGATGCTTTGGAACGAGCACTCAAATCTTGAAGGATTACACGCACCGTTTAGTGCATCACAGTATCATTGGGTTAATTACGATGCTGATAAACTAATCCGAACATATCGTAACAACAAGAAGAAAGAAGAAGGTACTCGCTTACACAACTTGGCATCTCTATTAATCAAAGACCGTATTCGTGTAGAAGATATTGATAAAGCATTTAACAGATTTGTTAACGATGCTATTGATTTCGACATGCAGTCAGAACAAGTGTTATATTTCTCTGATTACTTCTTTGGTACAGCTGATGCTATTAAATACGATGCACGTAAGAAAGAACTTTATATTTTCGACTTGAAAACTGGTTCAACCAAACCAAGCTTCATTCAATTGGATATTTACGCAGCTTTCTTCTGTCTTGAGTACGGAATTAAACCAGAGAAACTTTATATTCAGACTCGACTATATCAGTTTGATAAGTGTAAGATTAATGAGCCTGACCCAGAAGCAATTCGTGACTTGATGGACCTCATCATTGAGTTTGACCATATTCTTAGAGAAGAGAACAAGTCGTAAGAAATACATTGCCTACTATAGAAGGGGAGGATGTGAAATTAAAAACATGCTCCTTTTCTTATTTTTGCAAAAATAAGGAGTCGGTTATGGATACATTAATTCATTTCGGAACGAAGCGACATTCTGGACGCTACCCATGGGGTTCAGGACAAAAGCCGTTCCAAAGTATGGACCTACTCGCCAAAGTTAATTCTTTAAAGAAGAAAGGACTCAGTGAGAAAGAGATATCTACGATGATGGGACGTAGTATCAATGACTTACGTAGTGATATTTCAACAGCGAATTATCATGTTAAGTTCTATCACGATAAGGAGATTAGTGCGGGTAAAGCTAAAGGCTTATCTAATACAGCGATTGCCAAAGAACTAGGTATATCTGAAGCAACCGTTCGTAATTACCTTAAGTCTGACAAACCCAAAGTCCGTGAACAACAGATTGAGGGTACTAAGAAGGCGCTTGAAGAAGCTGTCGCTAAGAACAAGTACCTTGATATTGGTGCAGGTGTTGAACGCCAAGCAGGAGTGTCAAGAGAAAAACTTAGAGCAGTTACTAAGGACCTTGTAGAGAACCATGGTTATCATATTCATGAAGTGTATGTTCGTAATATGAGTAACCCTGATAATTTTATTATCATGAAAGTCTTAACTAAAGAACCTGACATTATGAAGGTTCGTGAAGACAAGCACATGATTAGAACATTGGAAGCATGGTCTGATGATGGAGGCCGTACATTCCAAAACATTAAACCACCTAAACCTATTTCGTCTAAGAAAGTTATGATTAACTACAAAGAGACAGGCGGAGAAGACAAAGACGGTGTTATTGAACTTCGTCGTGGTGTCAAAGACTTGGACCTTGGGTCAAACCATTACGCCCAAGTTCGTATTGCTGTTGATGGTACTCACTATCTTAAAGGTATGGCTGTCTATGCTGACGACCTACCTAAAGGTGTAGATATTCGATTCAACACAAACAAATCTAAAGATGTACCAAAGATGGACGTTCTTAAGAAACTTAAAGACAATGATGACAATCCATTTGGTGCCACCATCAAGCGTCAGAAAGGTGCGTTAAACATTGTTAATGATGAAGGTGACTGGGACAAATGGAAGTCTATGTTATCTTCACAGTTCTTATCTAAACAACCTACTACACTGATTAAAGACCGTATCCAAGCTACCATCAAGGAAGAGATAGCCGAGCTTGAGTCTATCAAAAAGATTTCAAACCCGGTCGTTAAGAAGTATTATTTAGAAGAGTACGCTGACAGTATGGATAAGAAAGCACGCCACTTAAAGGCGGCAGGTTTCCCTAATACTAAGGCTCATGTTATATTGCCGATACCTGATATCAAACCGAATGAAGTGTATGCTCCTAACTACAAGAACGGAGACAAGCTTGTGTTGGTTCGTTATCCACATGGTGGTATATTTGAGCTGGCTGATGTAACTGTTAACAACAACGCCAAGTCAGCTAAGAAGTTAATGGGCAATGCTAAAGATGGTATTGGATTACATCCATCAGTAGCCCGTAAGTTATCTGGTGCCGACTTCGATGGAGATACAGTCTATGCTATACCTAATAACCATGGTAAGATTAAGACTCTGCCTGCATTAAAAGAACTAGCTAACTTCGACCCACATCAGTATGCTGTCGGTAAACCAACCATATCTGGTACACAGAAACAAAGAGAGATGGGTATTGTATCCAATCTTATTACTGACATGACATTACACAATGCTCCTATGTCAGAGATTGCTCGTGCAGTACGCCAGTCAATGGTCGTTATTGATAGTGAGAAACATAAGTTAGATTGGAAACAATCAGCTATTGATAATGGTATCTCTGCATTGTATTCTAAATACCAACGCCACTTCGATTATGTTGAAGGTAAGCAGAAGTATCGTGGTGCATCAACAATCATATCCCGTTCTAAGAATGATATGGATAAGGTTGATGACGCCCATTTACTTACATCCCATACAAACAATCCGAAAGAGAAGTTGTATGCTGACTATGCCAACAAGCTTAAGTCATTGAAGAAAGACGCCGTTGCATTGAATGAGTCCATTCCTAATCCTAAGCGTTCACCAGAGGCCGCTAAGATATATGCCAAGGAAGTTATGACATTAGACAAGAAACTTAATGACGCATTATTATACGCCCCTCGTGAACGACAAGCACAGATTATTGCTAACGCCACCTATTGGCGCAATAAGACTGATGATATGTCCAAGGAAGAGAAGAAAAGATTACGCCAGCAATCATTGGCCGGTGCTCGTTATATGGTTAAGGCCGGTGATAAACAAGCTAAGAAACAACTCATCCAGATAACGGACAATGAATGGGAGGCCATCCAAAACGGGGCCATCTCCACCAACAAACTTAAACAAATCATGAGGTACTCTGACCCAGATAGATTACGTTCGCTAGCAACTCCTTCAGAAAGGAAAGTATTACCGGCTACTTCTATATCCCGTGCCAAAGCATTGTTAGAACGCGGTCGAACCTACTCCGAAGTTGCTGATGCGCTAGGAGTCTCTGTAAGTACCCTTAAACGCTACGCTGTAAAGGAGGCGGACGACGATGGAGAAGATTGATAGAATGATTACAACCATTGACAATCCGTTCAATCCATTTACTGACTACGATGCTTGGCTTGACTACGATGAGAAGCATGAGTACTTTACTAACAATTACTTAGCTCGCCTCGTTGTAGAAAAGTTAAACCCTCGCTCTTCAGAAGCTGATGCTGATATGGCTGCTATTGATGCCATGGATGAGATGCTTGAGGTTCAGCTATTTCCGTACATCGAAGTGTACCCACCAGCTGAAGCAGAAGACCCCCGCTCAGATTCATAGATTACAGGTCCCTGCTGACACCCCAGCTCTAGCCCTGTGCTATGCTACGCTACTGAGCGGTAGTAGATGGATGTGAATAGTAATCATTGTTTATAGATTATAGACAACCACACAACACACCAGACACAGAGCTATGAGCCTACTCGGTCCTGTGCTCGTCACACAACACAACAAGAAACACAATCAAGAAACACAATCAAACCAAAACACATGAAGAACAGTAATGAGTTCGTGAGCGCATCAAGGCTCATTGACCCACACAACAATACAATGAATTCATTGCGATGGGCAAGCATTCCTTCCCCTACCCGAAATGGAAAGGGTATAGGGGGGGTCTGCACACAGCCCACAGTGCTCTTCATCGCCACCCTCTTAAAAATTCCTCCGGGGGTTAAAAATCAAAATGGAATTACAAGAAGTACTATGAAAGGGGTGACAAAGGGGTACAAAAGTGTAAACGAAGTATCCAGAACTATATGACACAAGGTGCACAAATTGTAGACATGCTGGAAAACGTATTGGCTATGGTTTTAAATCCTGGGGTTTTAACCGTGCTAATTACCGTTTACGGCTTAATCAGAACAGGCTTCCTCAACCTCACTAAGAAAATGACGGAGAAACAAGACGATATGTTGGATGTCTTAACTAAGCGCATCGATGATATCGAAAAGCGTGAAGAGAAATTTGAGAAATCAATTAAGCGTGAGTTGATTCGTCAGGAGTTTAAATCCGCTATAGAGTCGGAGAGCGTCACAGAGCGTGAACTCTTTGACATCTATGAGCAATACAAAGAACTCGGTTTAACCGAATACGACAAACGACGTATGGAACAATACCTGGAGCAAAAAGACGCAAGAGGAGAGAAATAAAATGGAACAAATCCAAACATATATTAACTATGCAATTTTAGTATTAACTGTATTACCAGTAGTAATCAGTGTAGTCCGTTACTTAGGCACAATAACTAAGAGCAAAGCATTAATCGCTATTGCTGACCAAGCTACTAACATCGTATTAGCTATTGAGCAAACTGGAATTACTGGTTCTGCTGCTAAGAAACAAAACGCTGCTCGTCAATTAGAAGCGGTTGCTAAATCATTAGGTATCTCACTATCTGCTGACGAAATTTCAACAATGATTGAGAAGTCAGTTTATGAGATGAACCAAAATAAACCAGAGAAACCAGCTACTGAAGAAGATACAGTTCGTATGGTATCACTATTCGATGAGGTGACACCGGATGGCGAAGCGTAAGAAAGCTGTACCCATTGCTAGCACTAAGACCGTTGAACAAATGGATAGAGAGTGCCAAGTAATTGCAATGGAGACTGCACTTCAACAATTAAAAGCGGGCACTGCTCCACCTTCATTGGTCAACTACTTCGTAAAGAAAGCTGACAAGAATGAGAACTGGAACATTATCGCTAAGCAAGCTGACGCTGAGTTGAAGATGGCTAAGAAAGAACAAATCGAAAGAGAGAAAGACGAACGTTCTTCTTCTAAAGAAGCTATCGACGCACTTCGTTCATATCAACCAACGGATGGTCTGTAATGAAATGCTACTCAGACTTAATCAAAATAGATTCATTTAAAGGACGGGTTGAATACCTGTCGCTAAAAGGATTAGAATACGATATACCTCGTGCAATATCGAATAGATTTTACAAATCAAAGCTATGGCTCGATGTGCGTGCAGATATTATCGCTAGGGACTTGGGATGTGATTTGGGATTCCCGTTACAGACAATTAACACTAAAGTTATTGTCCATCACATAGACCCATTAACAGTGGAAGACATTATTAATCTATCTCCGAAGTGTTTCGACCCAGAGAATTTGATAACCGTCTCCATTGATACACACAATATTATTCACTATGGTTCGCCTGACGACATTTATGAAGAACGTCGACCTGGTGATACAAAACTATGGTAAGGAGGTGAATTAGTTATGAAAAGAAAACTTATTAAAAAGACTTTGAACATCAGTACTTATAATCGATTTGATAAAGTATATCCTACAAATGAGATTTATTCATACGATAAGAACAGTGCTCGCATTGAGATTTCATTTGTGAACAAAGTTGTTGACGCCAATGTAGTCTGTCTATTAATCTTTAGAAAGACGCAACAGAAATTAGAAACTATCGCTGCTAAAGAAAATGACCATTACTACTTTGATTTCGATGCTAAATGGATTCATGAAGATGATATAGTCGATGTACATGTTTATTTAAATGAAATATCGGAGAATAGCGATGTTGGTAAATTCGCCTTCTCAGTGAAGATGTCGGAAATCGATAAGATGGCTGATGCACCTCTAGTGGAACGTCGTTCTGGTAGAGTAGTGGAATTATCCGATATCGTAACCAAAGCTGACCTTGAACAAATCAAGACGATTACTGGACCTCCTGGGCCACAAGGTGAACAAGGACCAATTGGACCTCCAGGGCCAAAGGGTGATGACGGAGAACGTGGGCCAAAAGGTTCTGATGGTATTCAAGGACCTCCGGGACCGAAAGGCGATAAAGGTGAAAATGGTCTACCTGGACTTCAAGGACCTCCGGGGCCAAAAGGAGACAAAGGCGAAAATGGACGTGACGGTCAACAAGGACCAACCGGACCTCAAGGCCCTCCTGGACCGAAAGGTTCTGACGGATTACCTGGGCCAGCTGGTGTAAACGGAGCAAAAGGGGAACAAGGACCTATGGGACCTCCTGGACCAAAGGGTGAAGATGGTTTACCTGGACGTCAAGGTGAACGTGGAGCTGATGGACAACCTGGGCCAAAAGGAGAACAAGGACCTCCTGGTCCGAAAGGAGACAAAGGTGAAGATGGACGTGACGGAATTCAAGGACCAAAAGGCGAAGATGGTTTACCCGGACAAACTGGACCCGCTGGACCCGCTGGAATTCAAGGGCCTCCAGGACCGATTGGACCTATTGGACCGAAGGGTGATAACGGTGAACGTGGAGCTGATGGGCAACCCGGACCCCAAGGTATTCAAGGCCCGCCTGGACCGAAGGGAGATAAAGGAGAACCGGGTACTGGCGCAACACAAGTATTAGCGCTTTCGGGAAACATACTATCACTATCTAATGGTGGTGGAACAGTTACTTTACCTTCTACTTCGTCTGGTGAAATAATCGGTATAGGCCAACCTAATGGTAGAATCGATGGAACCATTGGACAAACATATGTCGATTCAAATAACACAAACGGTGCGCTTAAATGGATTAAACGTACCAAAACTGGTAATACAGGATGGGCTGTTTTAGATGGAGATACTGGTTGGAAGGCACTAACTATTCAGTCTAAACTTGGAGGGTCATACCTAAAAGTAAGACGTATAAACAACCTAGTTACATACCAATTCGGTGGACTCTCATGGGGTTGGTTTGGTATAGTTCGTCGTAATGGACCTGGATATGTTATGCAACCATCCGACCGAGAACGTAACTGTTTCATTCTCGGTCTACAAGGTATTCCGGTAGGTTATCGTTCCGAAGGGTCTATGATTGGTCCCATCTACAACGATAAAGGTATCCAATACGGAACTTGGTATCTTGGAGGTGTTGGTGATAGTAATATGTTACGATTCCAATTCCTAGACCCTGTTCCTACAGATAGAGACATTGGAGACATCCGAGTTTCTACCATATTGTATACTACAAATGACCCTTGGCCAACAAGTTAATAAGGAGGTGGATATATGGCTACAGTAGATTATGCGTTAGCACCTTTGAAAGAAGCTGCTAATAATGGCTCAGGTGTAGACTTTGATGGAGTTTACGGCTGGCAATGTGTGGACGCTTCAAACACTGCCTATTATAGAGCGACAGGTAAAGCGCTTTGGGGTAATGCTATTGACTTACTAAACTCAGCAATTTCTCAAGGTGAAAATGTTGTCTATGAAGCTCAAGGCGTTATTGCTAAGAAAGGTGATATCTTCGTAATGGAAGTGCCTGGTTCTCCTTATGGACATACAGGTGTTGTCATCGAAGATAGCGACGGCTACACACTTAAGACAATCGAACAAAACGTTGACGGAAACTGGGACTACTTAGAAGTAGGTGGACCAGCTCGTTATCGTACTCGTTCTTACGCTGGAATGGTTGGATACATTCGTCCACACTATGACGACGTAGAAGAAATTGTTGCGGTTGCAAAAGGTTGGGTAGAAGACAGTACTGGTTGGTACTACCGTGACGAAGACGGAAATTATCCTAAATCGAAATGGGAACAAATCAACGGTGGATACTTCTATTTCAACGAAAACGGTTACGCTTTACGTAATCAATGGTTCCAAGATGACGATGAGTCTTGGTACTGGTTTAAAGACAGTTGCCACATGGCTACAGGTTGGGAGAAAGTCGGTGACTATTGGTATTACTTTGGTAATGACGGTAGAATGAAGACGGGCTGGATTCAATACTTTGATAAGTGGTATTACTGTGAAGTATCAAGTGGTAAAATGGTATCACAAGAAGTAAGGCAAGTGGATGGTAAATGGTATTACTTCAACGCAAAAGGTGAGATGTTAAATCGCGCCGCTGTTTACGTTGATGAGTCAGGCGTCATGCACTTCTCAGAGTAGGTGTTCAAAATGACTATTTTATCCGAACTAAAGACAGTCATCATTGGATATGACGACGGAACAGAAGCTTTCAACGATGAGTTAGCATTGCATTTAAGTAACGCAATTGGCGACTTATTGGAGATTGACGCTATCTTACCGACCGACGACTTGGTTAACGCTGAGTACGACCATATCCTAAAACCTACTACAGACTCTGCTTATTCATACTTGGTTAAGCAGTACATCTATACTAGTGTGAAACTAGGATTTGACCCTCCTGCAGTTTCAACACTAACCACGTTACTCGACAATAAGAAGAAAGAGCTTATCTATCGGCTAACGTATCTAAAAACTGAGGAAGGAGGGACCGAAGGTGGACGATAACTTATATCACCATGGTGTCAAAGGTATGAAGAAGGGTATTCGTAAACCTAAACTTAATACCATGACCGCTGAAGAGATTGTTGCACGAAAGAAAGAACTTCTTGGACATTTGAAGGAACTTCGTAGAGAAGTAAACTATCAACCGGAAAAGCGTAAGAAGAAGGAGAAGAAGAAGTCAATCGACCAAATCCGTAAAGAAGCGGAACTCCGAAAGCAACGATTGATTGCCGAAATGCGTCGTAAGATGCAAGGCGATACATGGGACGCTCAGGTTAGGTCGGGTAAGTTCGGAAATCTTGTTAAGACATCTCAGTCTCGTAAGAAGAAACGTGCCTCTGGTGTTGATATAAGAAAATTCGTAGCCCTTCGTAAAACACGAATGAACGAAATGAAACATTCAGACGAAGAACTTTTACACTACGGTGTCAAAGGTATGCGTCACGGTATTCGACGTTGGTTAGAGAAGCGTAAAGCTTTATCGGATGCTAGAAAAGCACATAACGCTGCTACAAAAGAGCAACGAAATGCTATTAAATCGACGTATAAAAAATCGCGGAAAGAACTTAGAAAATCTCTCCGTGGTATGAAGAAAGAATACCGTAAAGGTAACGGTAAAATCGTATTCAACGAAAATTATCGCGGGCTAAAAGGTATTCGTAAAGCGCTTAATAACAGAAAGACTGCCAAATATCTTGCTGAAACTCACGGTAAAGATTTAGCGAAAATGACTATATCTAAGAAGTTATTCAAGAAAGCGAAGAAACGTTACAAGAGAGAACAAGTAAGAGCGTTCAAAATGGAACGAAGAAATGCACTGAAGACTTTAAAGTTTAAAGGCGTTGTCCACTCCGACTATGAAGTAGTTCTTCTACATCACGGTATTTTAGGTCAACGCTGGGGTATTCGTCGACGTTTACGTAACGCATCACTTAACTTAAAGAGTAAATTCAGAACCCGTCACCAGAAGAAAATGTCTACGGATGACCGATTCAAGAAGAAACTCAGCAAGAAACGTAAGATTTCTGAAATGAGTGACGATGAGCTACGTGCTAAAATCGCTCGTATGAAATTAGAAGGCGACTACAAGAAAGCCGTGAAAGATAGTGGTAAAGGTATAAGTGGTAAGATTAATAAAATCTTAGAAACACAAGTTGGATATACTAAAGATGGTAAGGCTAAGAAACTCGGACCTGTATTGGCTGAGAAACTTATTAACACAGCATTTAGTAATGATGAAGTTAACAAAGCTTTATCAAGTATTGCAACTCGTGGAACTAAATCACTTAAATCTAAACTTAAAGAACATACTTATACACTATCTAGAAAGAAAAAGAAAGGACAATGGAAATAAAATAGATGTTATCAAACACTGCTACACCAAAAGAATACGCTCTCTTCAGAGATAGTGTGTTGCGTGGTGAAGTACCGATTAATCAAGAGGTTTCACTCCAGATGAACCTTATAGACCATTTAATTGCAAGTCCGGAGTATTATTACGACGATAAGGCAATAGATGGATTCATTAAGTTTTGTGAGTCTGAGATGACACTGACTGATGGGTCTGATTTAACACTATTACCGTCCTTTAAACTCTGGGCTGAAGACCTATTAGCTTGGTTCTATTATACCGAAGAAAAAGTCTTTGACCCGGTACAAAAACGCTATAAGCACATGATGGTTAAACGACGTCTACGTAAGAAACAATATCTTATCGTTGGACGTGGTGCAGCCAAATCCGTATATGCATCACTTATTCAAGCCTATGGTTTACTAATTGATACAAATACGACTCACCAAATTGTAACGGCTCCTACAATGAGACAAGCCGATGAGACTATGTCTCCTATTAAAACAGCTATCGCAAGGAGTCGTGGTCCGCTGTTCAAATACTTAACCGAAGGTAACGTTCTATCGACAAACATCGCTAATAAACAACGTCTCGCTTCCACTAAGAAAGGGATTGAGAACTTTATTACGAACTCACTCATCGAAGTACGTACAATGAGCATCGACAAACTACAAGGTGCTCGTTCTAAGTACAACACGGTAGACGAATGGCTCTCCGGAAAGGTTAAGGAAGACGTTATCGGAGCTTTAGAGCAAGGAGCGTCTAAGAATAAAGACTACATCATCGTGGCGACTTCATCCGAAGGTACGGCCCGTGATGGCGTTGGTGATACAATCAAAATGGAATTACTTAGTTATTTGCACGGTGAAGTTTATAACCCACACGTTTCGATTTGGTATTACAGACTTGACCATGTAAGCGAAGTAGCTAATCCAGAAATGTGGTTGAAAGCCAACCCAAATATCGGAGCCACTGTTTCTTATGAAGCATACCAACTCGACGCCGATACTGCCGCTACGGTCCCTGCTAAACGTAACGACATATTGGCAAAACGTTTTGGAATTCCGGTCGAAGGTCAAACGTATTACTTCCAGTACGAAGAGACCTTACCAACAAGACATAAACAAAATTATGATGGACTCGAATGTGTTATGGGCGCTGACTTATCACAAGGTGACGACTTCTGTGCGTTTACTTTCATCTTCCCGCTTTCCCACGGGTATGGAATTAAAACACGGTCTTATGTTTCCCGACATAAGTATAATAAGTTACCAACAGCGATGCAAATGAAATATGACGTCTTTGTAAAAGAAGGTACCCTTGTTATCATGGACAAAAATTACCTCGACTTAAATGAGGTATATGAGGACCTCGATATGCATATTCAAGCAAGGGATTACCAAGTCATAGGGCTGGGTTACGACCCGTATAATGCAGAAGTGTTCCTACGTTGTTGGGAACGGGATTATGGCTCGTACCATACGGTGAAGGTACGTCAAGGTGCAAGAACTGAGTCGGTACCATTAGGTGAAATTAAAGCAATGGTTGAAGATAAGTATATGGTGCATGACGAAGAGCTTATGAAATTCGCAATGGGTAATGCTATTGTGATTGAAGATAATAATGGAAACATGAAACTTTCCAAACGGAGAGCGTCTGAGAAAATCGATAACGTTTCGGCGTTAATGGATGCTTGGGTTGCTTTCAAAGAACTTAAGGAGGTCTTCGGGTGAAATTCCTAGATAGAATAACACATGCTTGGAACGTGTTTTCTGGTCAAGAGACATACCAGCATACAACCGACTTCGGACCTTCGTCTTCTCGTTCGGAATTCACTATTCCACGATACAGAAGTACTGAAATTCTGTCATCGGTATTTAGTCGAATTGCGATTGACTGTTCAATGGTTGACCTTTCTCAGATTAAAGTTGACGAGAACCCATCGAACGATTCAGTAGTTCAAAATGGACTGAATTACTGTTTAAAGTATGAGGCGAATGCCGACCAATCTAACATTGCGTTTATGCAAGACCTCATCTACTCGATGTTTGATGAAGGTGTTGTCGCGGTAGTTCCTACGGAAACAAACGTAGACCTGCGAAAGAACGCAACTGTCGATATTCTGGAGATGCGTATTGGTAAAATTACGCAATGGTATCCAGAACATGTAAAGGTAAACCTATATAACCCGAAACTCGCTAAACGAGTAGATGTAGTTTTACCAAAAAACAACGTGGCAATTATTGAAAACCCATTCCGTGAGATTGTTAATGATTCGAACTTAACGCTACGACGCTTACTTGATAAACTCGCAATCATTGATAAGTCTGACCGGAACTTGGCTAGCAACAAGCTAGATATCATATTGCAAATGCCGTATGCTACACGCAACAAGTCCTTCAAAGACCGTGCTGTTGACTCTATCCGTAACTTGGAAGAGCAATTAACTAAAAGTCCGCATGGCATTGGATACATTGACTCTCAAGAGAAAGTTATCCAATTAAACCGTCCGTTGACAAACGGTATCTTAGAAGAGATTAAAGACCTTAAGAAAGACTTGTACAGTCAATTCGGTATTACGGAGAATATCCTAAATGGTACAGCTAATGAGATGGAAACTCGTGCCTACTATAGTAGAACGATTGACCCAATCATTACGGCTATTGCTAAAGAGTTTGAGCGTAAGTTCATCTCTAGAACAGCACGTACTCAAGGACACTTCATTGCGATTCAAAGAGACCCATTCAAGCTTGTTCCAACTGAACAACTTGCGACCATGGTGGATACCTTTATTCGTAATGCTGTAATGACTCCTAATGAAGCTCGTTCTATTCTTGGCTTCCCACCGTCAGAGGATGAAAATGCTAACCGCCTTTACAATCCTAACATGGCGATGGATAAACAAGTTGCGGGCTCAGAAGACCCAGAGTTGGCTGCGCTTGAGCAACAGGTCGCTGATGCGGAAGCTCAAAATGGCTATGAAAACTATGGGGAGGAGGACGAATAGTGCCAAAAGGATACGACTTCGCCGGTTGGGTTACGAAGAATGATACTTTGTGCTCAGACGGTGTAGTTATTAAACAGGGCGCTTTTGCTGGCGAAACACCAAATGAAGTGCCGTTAGTATGGAACCACCAACATAACGACGTTACTAGCGTTTTAGGGAAAGTAGTTCTCGAACACCGCGATAAGGGTACTTATGGTTATGGTTACTTTAACGATACAGAGTCTGCCTTACATGCTAAACAATTAGTAAAAGAAGGTACAATTAAGGCTATGTCTATCGCTGCTAACAAAATTAAACGTGACGGCAATAATGTTGTTCACGGTAAAATCTTTGAGGTCAGTCTAGTATTGACAGGAGCTAATCCTGGAGCGAAAATTGAAGAATTTGTAGCTCACTCAGAGTATGGCGAAGAAATGAACTTCGTTATTTATCAACCTGCTGAACTAATTCACTCAGCTGAAGATGAACAAGAGGAGGACACAGTAGTGGACGAAACTAAAGAATTATCAGTTGAAGAAATTTATGATTCTATGACGCCTGAACAACAAGCATTAGTTGATGCCCTAGTTGCAGAAGACGAAGAACCAGAAGTTTCTGAACCTGAACAAAAAGAAACTGAACCAACGGAGGATAATATGGTAAGACAATCAGCGTTTGATTCTCAATCAACACCAAACGAACAAGTGTTAACTCACGCAGACTTAACACCACAATTAGTTGCTAGCGCATCTAGTGAAACTGGAACATTAAAAGATATCTTAAAACACAACGGAATTAAGAATATCGAAATGTTATTCCCAGAAGCAGAGTTATCTAAGAAAGAACCAGAACCATTCCGCAACAACATGTTGGGAACTGAGAAAATCTTAGGTGGTGTTCATAAGAAACCTATGACTCGTTTCAAACATCGTTTCGCTAATATGACTGAAGAACAAGCTCGTGCTCGTGGTTATATTACAGGAACACAAAAATTAGAAAGTGTTATCGACTTCTTTGAACGTGAAGCAGCACCTCAAACTGTATACGTTAAACAATCTATCGACCGTGACTACGTAATCGATATCAAAGACTTCGATATTATCTTATATCTAAAACGTCAATTAGAACAAGACTTACGCGACGAATTAGCTCGTGCAATCTTAGTTGGTGACGGTCGTGAAAAGACTGACCCAATGAAAATTCGTGAAGACCGTATCCGTCCAATTATCAAAGAAGCACCATTCTATCGTATTGAGTTAACGGCTAACACAGTAAATGACTTATTTGCTGCAGCAATTAAAGCTCGTAAACACTATCGTGGTGCTGGTGGATATACTGCATTTATTCACCCAGACTTATCAGCAGCTATTCGTTTATTACGTAAAGCTGACAACACATTCTGGGGTGGATTGGCTCCAATGGACGACGCACAAGTTGCTCGTGTATTAGGCGCTAAAGATATTTGCGAAACTACTTTGGTTCCTGAGAAAGAAGTACTTATGTTAAACCTTTCTGACTACTCTATCGGTTTAGATAAAGGTGGACAAATCACTAACTTTGAAGCATTCGATATCGACTTCAACAAACACAAGATGTTAACAGAAACTCGTTTATCTGGTATGATTGATGCACCTAAATCTATCATCCATATCAAAGTTACTACTACTGGTGAAATCTCTGGTGTAACTGATACGAACAAAGATGCTATCGACACTTACAACGCTAAAGAGAAAGAAGTCAAAGACGCTGCTAAAGAGCGTGACGAATTCGAAGCTGGTGAACGTAAAAAAGTGGGAAAGTCACAACCATCAGCGGGGGAGACTCACCTAGGCTAGAAAATGGCGGTGACCACTTATAAAAGGTATGACCTATGAGAGTTTCTAGCATTTTAGGTGTATCCTTGGGCCAAGTAGAGGACCCACAACACCCAGGAGTATTCTCCGACGCTATGAAAGAAATTCCGGTTACTGGCCTTCTCTTACGGGAGGGTCAGTATCCTAATAGGTCGGTAGAAGGAACTGTAACCAACGTAGCTCTACAAAACCGTATCTCAATCGTTATGGATTCACGCATTGAGAAACATATCTTCAATATCCGATGGGCGACTTTCGAAGGTGTGAAATTCGCTGTAACATCGATTGAAGTTAAGCGCCCTCGTATTGTTTTAACTTTAGGAGGTGTGTACAATGAATCTACTGGAGAAGCGGAAGCAACTTCACTCGAAGCTCAAAATGGCTTCTAATAACGTATACTTTAATCCGCCGGCTAACATCCAGCTTAAGTATCCGTGTATCATTTATCACCTATCCAATACTCAATCTCTCTTCGCAGAGAACTCCCGCTACCAAACGCAGTATAACTATCGGTTAACCGTGTTAGATTCTGCAGCGGACTCAGAGTTGGTGGTGAAACTATTGGAAATCTTTCCGACAATGGATATCGTGAGTCAACACGTCAGTGATAGACTATACCACACATATCTAGATTACAAAACATTTTAGGAGGAATACACACTAATGACAAAATTAGTATTCGACGCGGTTCAAGACCGTAAATATGAAAACGGTATCTCAAACGTGGCTTTATTCGTTTCTGACGGACAAAGCTGGTACAAAGAAGGTGTGGCTTGGAACGGTGTTTCTAAGTTCGCTGAACAACCTGAAGGTGGAGAAATCACTGCTATCTACGCTGATAACATTAAATACTTATCACTAGTTGGTGCTGAAAACATTAAATTCTCTATCGAATGTTACACTTACCCAGATGAATGGGCAGAATGTGACGGAAGCGCATCTTTAACTAAAGGTGTTAACATCGCTCAACAACCACGTAAATCATTCGCAGCAGCGTATATTACTAACGTGGCAACTGAAGCGAACCCTTCATTAGGACGTAAATTACACTTATTATATGGATGTAAAGCATCTCCTTCAGAACGTTCTTATGAAACTATCAATAATGACCCAGCTGCAATGCAATTCTCATACTCAGGTGAATGTACTCCAGTTGCGGTTGATATTGAACAACACCGTCCAACAGCTTTAATCACTATCGATGAAGTAGAAGTTGGAGTAGACAAATTCAAGAAAGTCTTAGACTTCGTTTATGGTAACGAAACTAAGAACGCTAAAATGCCTAAACCAGGTGAAGTATTTAAATTAGCTAAGGGAGAAGAGGTAGCTTAATATGTTAAAACATCAAGTATCTTACAAAGACTTTGACAATAAGAGCGTTAAGGAAACATTATGGTTTAATTTAACAACTCGTGATTCAGCAAAATTAAACATCAAATACGGAGACTTAGCAGCATACGTTAAGAAAATCGAAAAAGAGAAGGACGCCGCTAAAATGATGGTGTTAATCGAAGACTTAGTATTAACTGCTTATGGTGAACGTTCAGAAGATGGACGCCACTTTATCCGTAACGATGAAGTCCGTGAGTCATTCAGTAACTCATTAGCTTTTGAGGCGTTACTTGACGACCTATATTCTGACGAAAAGAAAATGAGTAAATTCTTTGATTCACTATTAAAACCGCTAATCGCGAAGACAGGTAATTAATCATGAAACCACAAATCAATAGAGCTGTCCCAACAGTGGACGATTTAGCTATTGCACTAACTGAGGGTAAGTTTGGGGATTATGAAGTCCGTAAACAAAACCTCGGTGCGAAGTATGAGTCAATTCAGGCGTTGGCGAATTTATCTTACGGTATTGAGTCCCGTGAGAATGTTATTCGTTTACTCCGTGAAGCCGTTGCTGACGGTATCTATGGACAAGAGGAAACTCTCCGTCAACGTCTAGGTGACTGGTACGACGATGTAGTTAAACAATAGGCTAACTTAAAACTTAACTTAATTGTGAGGGGTGTTGAAATATACACCTCTTACTTTTTTTAGAAAGGAGAGATTGTTTAATGCTCAGAATTGACATCGGTACCACTGAGTATTGGGATGAACAGAATGAAGTCTTCGTGACGTCTGAAGCGGAAGAAGTGTATGAGTTCGAACATTCATTATATACGGTTGCCTTATGGGAAGCCCAATATAAGAAACCGTTCTTAAATCCGCATAATGACATCACTGACGAAGAATTAATGGGCTATATCTTAATCATGGGATACAGACAGCCCATAGACATTAACAAGCTGACAGCCGAGCATTTGCAAGAAATACTACAATACATGAATTCTGAACAGACCGCTACAACAATTCAGCGTGGAACAGAGACACCCACTCAGAAGATTATTACGACAGAAGAGCTCTATGCATCGATGTTTGAATTGGGTATCGATGTGACTTGTGAGCATTGGCATCTCTCTAGATTTCTCACCTTGGTACAAGTTATGGCTATTCGTCAAGGCGGTGGCAAGAAGATGAACCCTAAAGAGGTGTTAGCTCAAAATGCCGCATTAAACGCTGCTAGACGTAAAGCTTTAGGCACGAAAGGGTGATAAAGTGAAGACTGGTATTTACCAATCACAAAGCTGGGCTGATGACCCAGTGCTCATTAGAGCTATAAACAGTGACTCTAAAGGTAAGATGAAGCGATATGGTCAACGGGGTGTAGACAGTCTTAAGAAGAATACACCAAAGCGTTCAGGTCAGACCGCCAATGGTTGGTTCTACCGTCTAACGCAATCTAGTGAAGGTGTCTGGGAACTAGAGTTCTGTAACGATGCACACCCGGAGTCTCCTTTAAATATTGCTACGCTTATTGACAGGGGTCACGGTACACGTACTGGTGGATATGTTCCACCACATCCATTTATTTATCAGTCACTGGAGGGTGTCATGAACATGCTCTGGTTTGACATTACAAAGGAGTTGTTTTTATAGATGTCTAGTACAGAACGTAACTATAGAGTTACAATGGACAAAAGTGATTTTGACTCCAAGGCGAAGGGGCTCTTAAGCTTCTTCAAGCAGATTGACGCCGACGGTAAGAAGTTATCTTCTATGGATACTTCTGGTTCGGTTAAAGGTCTTAGGAATATCCACGAAGCCGCTAGGAATGTAAAGTTTGATAACATTACTAACGGGTTTGATACAATGCAAGCTTCAGCTAGCCGTAGCACGCAACTCATCAACGGGTTTATTATGGGTGTCGGCATTCAACTATCTAACTTAGCTGGACAGGCGGTTCAAACCGGATTAAAAATAGGAGATGCCTTAACATTTAAAGGGGCTAGAGATGGTTTCCATGAGTACGAAATGAACATGGACTCTATTCAAACTATCTTAGCGAACGCTCCTGGGGAAACAACTCAATCGGTAAACGCGGCTCTTGACGAATTGAATAAGTATGCCGATGACACGGTGTATAAGTTCTCTGATATGACGTACGCTATTGGACGTTTCACAGCTGCTGGTAATGACATGCAGACCTCTATTAAGGCTATCAAAGGTCTTTCTAACTATGCTGCATCGGTAGGTGCTGACCCACAAATTATGAAGAACGCCTATACACAAATCTCGCAAGCCTTATCAGCTGGTAAGTTCCAAGCGGTTGACTGGATGTCGGTTCAGAATGCCAACTTGGAGTCCGCAGCATTGAAAAAGAAACTTGTGGAGAATGCTATTAGACGTGGGGATTTAGATGCGTCGAAACGTGATGACGTACTTGCTAACTTCCGTGGGTCACTTGGGGATAAGAAGACATCTGGTTGGTTAAAAGCTGACAACTTCTTATCTGCAATGCAAGAGTTTGCGGAAGACCCGAAAATGCTAGAGGCGGCAACTAAGGTTCGTACATTTAGTAAAATGATTGATACCTTACAAGAGTCTATTGGTTCTACATGGACGTCAACTTGGCGTATCTTACTCGGTGACTTTGACCAAGCTACGGAATTATTCACTAATATTAGTACGGCTGTTGGCGGTTTCATTTCTAAGATGAATGAAGCACGTAACGTACTATTAGACGGCTGGTTGAATAAACTAGGCGGTCGTAAAGATATGCTCGATGGGTTTGCTAATGTGTTAAAATACATTGGACAAATTGCTGGAGTCGTATCTAAGGTGTTCCGTGAGTTCTTCCCTAAGAAAACTTCAGAAGAATTGAAACAATTCTCGACAAGTTTCTTGAAATGGTCAGAAGGGTTACATCTTTCATTAAGAAACATTACACGACTTCAAGATGCTCTTCGTGGGTTCTTCAGAGTCGTTCAGACTGTTCAAAATGGAGTTAAATTCATTGCTAAAGCTTTCCTAGACATGATACCATTCAAGGGTATTGGTAACATCTTACTTGCTGTAGGTGGTGCTATCGGGAAGTTTATTACAGCAATCGCCACTGGGTTTAATAAAATCCATGGACAAGCTTCTAAAGCTGAAAATAGTATATCTATATTTAAACGTATTGGTACACTATTAAATAATATCCTAACTTGGTTAGCCGGTAAACTTACAGAATTCGTTTACAAGTACGCTTGGTTCTTTGAACGTATTGGTGAGCTAGCTGCGACAGGTTGGATTAAATTCAAAGAATGGTTCGACAAAGTAATTGATTGGGCCAAAGGATTCTTTGAGTTCTTGAAACCATACTTCGGTAAAGTGGGAGAATTCCTAAAACCACTTATGGATTCATTAGGGCAAATGCTCAATACGAACCTTACTGCAGAAAACTTTGACAACCTACTAAACACTATTGGTAAAGCTATTAGTGACTTCTGGGGTTGGATTAGTGGACTAGGCAATGGTGCATGGGACCAAATCACTTGGATTGCAGGTGTGTTTGGTAAGATGTTCGAAGGGTTTGGTAAAGCAACTGGTAAAACAAATGTCTTAGAACGTATAGGTGAGTCGCTTAAGAAAGGCGCCGCTAAACTAGGTGAAGGACTTAAAGCTATAGAAGGTAGTATGAACTCTACAACTATTGGTAGGGCGTTCAACTTAGCTGTAGCTGCTCTTATTTCTGCCTGGGCGTTTAAGATGTATAAATCTGCTAAGAAGATTAATGCGACTATTGAAGAAATCTCATTAATCTCACAAGCTATCCGTAAACCGTTTACTGACTTAGGTAATGCCTTTAAAGAAGTTGGTAAAGCGATGGCATTTAACTTGAAAGGTGCTGCATTTGTCCAATTCGCAATCGGTATTGGTGTCTTATCTGGTGCGTTGTGGGTACTATCTACGATTCCTGCCGACAGAGCATTAGTTGCTGCCACAATCATGGTAGGTGTATTCTTAGCATTCAGTAAGATGCTTAAGACCATGGATGGTACACTTAAAGATGTATCAGGTAAACAAATCTTACAATTAAGTGCGTTCGTATTAACTTTTGGTTGGACGATGCGTAACATTGGTAAAACAATGAGTGAACTTGGTAAGTTAGAAGATGGTCAACTATTAAAAGCTACAGGTTCAGTTTTGGTTATTATCATGGCACTTGGTGCTGTTGTTACTGCTGCTAAGTTATTTGATGTAGAAGGTGGTATTAGAGGTTCTGTAGGTTTAGGTATTGCAGTTAACTTACTGATGATACCTATTAAAATCCTAGGTGAAATGGACGCTAGTAAACTAGAACAAGGTGTAACCACAGTTCGAAACCTAATACTAACAATCGGTTTATTATTGGTTGCTATCCAATTACCTGCTAAACTAGGCGGTAGCCTTAAACATGCTGCAGCGTCATTCCTAATGTTAGGTGTTGCGGTAAGTTTAATGGTTATACCTATTGGTTTATTAGGTCGTATGCCTGAGGCTGTACTTAAACAAGGTGCTACAACAACTGTCTTGTTAATGGTTGCATTCGCAGGACTTACTGCTATTATCAACCACGTAAGCAAATCAGGTATGTCATGGTCATCCGTGGCTATGCTAGGTATGCTTGCTGTGGCTGTAAATATGATGGTACTCCCGGTAGCCTTATTAAGTGCACTAGACGCATCTAAAGTATGGGGCGCAACGAAGACACTGATTATACTTATGGCTACGTTAACCGGTGCAATGGTAGTTATCGCTAACTTACCAGACCCTTCAGCTAGCATGCTTAAGTTATTAGGTGTTACAGCTATCATGACATTGATATCTATCCCGCTTGGGTTATTATCACTACTTAACCCACAAAACGTTCTAGCGTCGGCTTTAGCGTTAGGTGGTGTAATGTTAGCTTTATCTGTTGCTATGCGTATCATTGCTGGTATGCCAATAACAGGTATCGCTAAACTTAAAGGCGTCATTCTAATGGCTGGTTCAATCGCAGTTCTATCGTTAGCACTTGCTACGTTAGCTAATATTCCAGCAGACGGTTTAATCCGTGCGGGTATTGCTATTACTGTGGTTATGGGTGGAATACTATTAGTCGCTGGTATTGTTGGCGCCATTCCACAAGTAGCTGCAGGTTTAACTGTATTAGCTGGTGCTATATCAGTAGTAATTGCATCTATTGGTGGAGGAGCATTCCTATTCGGTGCCGGTGTTGCATTAATTGTAGGTTCTGTAGCCTTATTACTTAATGCTATTAAAGGACTTATTCAAGTATTCCCACAAATGGGACAAAGTGTCGCAGATGGTATTAATAGCCTTGCCGACCAAACACCTAGAATTGCGGAAGGACTAGGCCGTCTATTCGATAACCTAGGTAATGCCGCACCAACGTTAGCCGCTAAACTTGCTACGTTCTTAGGTAAAGTCTTCATCGCAGCTATAACTGCACTACCTTCATTCTTTATTGGAGCATTCAGTGGATTAGGACAATGGTTGGCATCAGCCTTCGAAAGCCAAGGTCCTACTATTAAACTTGGTGCTGAGAACATGCTTAAAGGTGTAATCAGTGCATTTGGTAGTATGATTGCCGGTATCATGCGGTTGATTAACGAAGGACTTATCGGGTTCTTGAAACATGTATTAGGCGGGTTACCAATCGTTGGTGACATGCTTAAAGGAACGATGGAAGCTATTGAGAACGGCGCTAAGAGCGTCGAACAAGGCTTTACATCTATGGCTAACAATATCGTTGGTGGGTTCCACGCAGCATTCCATAATAATAGCCCTGCTAGTGTGGTTGCTGAAGACCTTAAACTAATCAACGATATGCCGATGAGCACTATCGGTGCCACTAAGATGGCTGAGTTAATGGCAGGTTTCGCTCCTGAAAAACATAAAGGAACGATTCAACGACAAGTTGCACTTATGTTCGACGGTATCGCTAAGAAAGGCGGTACATATCAAGAAGGTATGAACGCTGCTTACGAGTTCGTTAGAGGACTTAAAGAAAGTGGTACGTTGACTGAAGAAGAAGCCATCCGCATGATGACCCTATTCTCTGCTCAAATGAAAAAACAAGACCTTAAAGGACTTGGTCAAGAGAAGGGTAAAGAACTTGGTCAGGGTGTGGTTGACGGACTTAAACTTCCTGAAAACCTAGCCGGTATGGACGTTAAGAAACTTATCCAAGATAAGATGAATACGGGTGCTCCGATTAATGCAGATGTTATGATTAACCAATTGAAGGAGCAGTTTGCTGCACAAGGTCAAGAACTTCCACAAGAGTATATTGACCAAATTACAAAGAGTTTCCCAAATGCTGACACTAGTGGATTGGCTGCTCAAGCTACAGAATTAGGTACTCAAACTACTCAAGCTGCGGCTGACGGAGCTGACGGTAACGCTGTCGCTAACAAGATTGCTGAAGGGTTGTCTTGGGGCGCTGAAGGTGTGCAAACTGCAGTAAGTAACGCATTTACTGCTGGTGAAGGTGTGTCAGTTAACTGGACTTCGGGTGTTACAAGTAACGACCCTAACTCATGGTTCAGTGAAGCTGCTACTGAGTTCAGTGCTAAATCTAGTTCTATGATGTTAGAGGCCCAACATAAAGGGGACGCTACTTCAAGTAACTTTGAGGGAGCAGCTGCAGGTCATATTGGCGGTATTAAAGGTGTATTTGACAAAATCAAGTCTAATACCGAAAGTACCTTAAACAGTATTGATGCGAAATCTCCTGGTGACAAAGCGGGTAGTGGCTTCGTATCTGCTGTAGGAGCTCACGAAAGTGGAGCTCAAGATGCAGGTAGTCGTTTAGGTGGCGGAGCTAAATCTAACTTAGAGTCTTCATCAGAGGGCTCACGTGGCGTGGGTTCTTACTTCGGTGAAGGGTTCGTAAGTGGTATAGGTAGTTGGGTTGACGCTGCTGCTCGTGCCGCTTCCGCAATCGGTGAGGCTGCTATGGGAGCTTTACGTTGGGTCGGTATCGTACGTTCACCTTCTAGAGCGATGAAGAAAATCGGTTCTTACTATGGTGAGGGTGCGGTTATCGGTTTAGCTAGCTGGATTGATGAAGCTAAGAATACGGGTGAACAGTTCGGTCAAGCTATTCTTGACGCCGTTGATATGGCACAAGGGCTTGATGAGCAACCTGTATATGAACCAAAGATTCGTCCTGTTATGGACTTGTCAAATGTGGATAAATGGAGTCCACAAAACTATAATGCCTTGTTGAGTGTCGACCCTGTAACTGGTGGTCCGAAAGCTCAAAATGGAGGCAATTCCATTAGTAACGTGGTCAACGTGACTGTGAACGGAAACGCCAACGAGACTACGGTTCGAGAAATCGCATTCGAAGTTGACCGTATCCTAAAAAATCATGCTGAATCACAACAAATGTCGAAAGGATTGTATAGAGGATGGTAGATTTATTCCCGGGGGAATTTTTTATAAACGGAATTTCCGCCTTTAACGAATTTAAAACTATCATACAAGACCGTCCTGATATTATGGCTCCAAAGCGTAAGATGAATGCAGTTTCGCCTTACGCTTTCAACGGGGCTGTTTATCAAGATGAGCATGCGTATGAGAATACAGAGATTACTCTTAATTTAGCTATTTTAGCTCATGAGGAGGAGAGAGCTCTATATCGTAGAAAACTATTTTACGCATTATCTACTGGTGGTTACGTCGATATTGAATTCTATTTCGACCCGGGCGTAATTTACCGTTGTGCTTTAGTCGAAAACTATTCTTATGCGAATAAGTATTTCTACGACGGAGTACAGACAACTGAAGTTAAGTTATCCGTAGCTCCATACAAAACAAAGAAGTCTAATGATATAGTATTAATTAGCGACCATACGAAACTGACAGAAAATGTTGAAGCTCCTGAACAGTTCTTTACAAGTTTCCCAACGTTTAAAGTTACCGGTTCGGGAGAGGTTTATATCACTGCAACATACGGAGATATTACACAAAGATATAATTTAGTTAACTTAACAAACGACACTCCAATTGTTATAGATAACGATATGAAATTCGTGTACGGATTAACCTATGAAAGTCGGTATACTACTTCTGTAGAAATAAACGCCAACCTAAAAATGAAAACTCGTGAGTTCATGAGGATTCCTGGGTCATACCGTATAATAACTTCAGGAAATATATCTGAACTATCGGTTACACCGAACTGGAGGATTTTAGTATGATACCTATCTTATATGATAAGACGTGTAAAAACTGGCCTGGCGATTTTCAAAATAACGGTCTAGGTCTTATTACTCACGCTCTTAAATGTGAGGTTACTGAAGAACGTAATGGTCCACTTGAGTTGGAGTTAACATATCCGGCGAATGGTCCATTAGCAAATACGTTTGAGTTTCACCAATTAATTTTAGCTAAACCTAATAACGTAGATGAGGAACATTTATTCCGTATTTACGATTTAAATAAAGACGTGGTCAGTGGTACTATAACTATTAATGCGTACAGTCGTACTAATGACTTCGGTAGCTGTATGGTCGGTGATGTAACGTCAGTTCAACGTGACCCACAAGCTGTATTAGACTTAATGCAGGAGAAAATGATTAACAAGTTACCATACGGGTTCACGCTCAAATCGGATATCCCTGCTAAGGACACCGAAGTCGATATTTCTCAGTATAAATATAAGAATCCATTGGAATGTCTTGTTGGTACTGAGTGGTCATTCGTTCACCGTTTCGGTGGGGAAGTTAGACGTAAAAATACGGGTATTGACATCCTGGGTAAACGTGGGTTTAACCGTGGTAACGTGGTTCGTCCTGCTAAGAACTTGGAGGGTTTCAAATACAACATTAGTGCTAAAGGTCTAGTAACTGCGATTTTACCATGGTGTAAATACGTAGATGACAAGCAAGTCGAGCACCTTGTTGAAGGCGACGTCGTAATGTCTAAACACGTTGGTGACTATCCTATTGTGTTCTTCCAAGCCGTTGATTTCTCTCAAGAAAAGCTTGACAAGAAAGACGGAACACAAGAAGATATTAAAACTAAGGAACAACTGATGAATCACCGTAAGGTAAAACATTGGTTCTCTAATCATGACAATATCGATAAACCCAATACATCAGTTGACGTTAACATTAAACAACTATCCGATACCGGGTATTACACAAAAGCTGAACTTGCTGCTTTAGAACAGTTTAGTGTATGTGACACAGCTACGTTTTATGTACCAAGTCTAGATATCGATATGCCGATGAAAATAACTAAGATTAGATTTGATGTATTATCTGAAACAACTATTGAGTTATCCGCGGGTAGTACGCATAGCAGTCTTTATGAGAAGATTACTGTCGATACTACAACAAAGAAACTTGAGGACTTGAAGGACTACACTAGACAAATTGAGTCTAATTTACGTGAATATGTAACTACTGCCGCTAATGGGGTTAACAAAGTATATTATACTTCAGAACTACCAGAAGGAACTGACCATAAAGTTGGGGATATTGTATGGCATCAAGAGAACAGCGATAAGACTCAACTATATGTATGGGACGGTCAAGCTTGGGTACCTGAGGCTAAACCTCTGGACAAAGAGAAGATTACTGAGGCTGTTAACAATGCGGTTAAGGACGCTCAAAATAAGTTACGTGCGGATGTTAACAATGATTTAACTCAAACGGAAGAGCATTTAACGGACATGATTTCCACTGTTCGTAGACAGAGTGCTCTAGAGGAGCAAAGGCTAGAGTCACGTATTGCTAAAGTCGATAGTGACTCTAAAGTAACGATTAGTGAAGTCAAAAATGAACTTGGTCAACTTTCCACTAAAGTGATTACCAGCGATGGGTTTAAAACAAATCTTGTATCAACCTTACAAACAGATACGGGTATTGTGACGGATATCGTTAATAACATGATGATTGGCGAATCTAAAAATTTAATATATGACCCAACAGCATTCAAATATTTTGAAGATAAGCTGAATGTCATAAATACTACTGAGCAGAGTGTGGATGTTATCACACCATTTAGAGCTTCGGATAATCCTAGTTACAAGGCTATTGAAATGTCGGTACATTCTGAAGACGAAGACCTTGGATATGACGGTAGCCCTTGGAACATAATTGACGAACGTTCTGCTGGATGTAAAATTAAATTAAACAAAAATTTAGAAATTGGTAAAACATATACTCTACTATATAATCTAACAAAAACACCTAGATTTGATAGAAAAAACTTATTACCTAATACTAAAGATAGTGTTAAAGTTACCTCCAGTATGATTCGTATATATCCTAAGTCCGATTTTAGTTATGGGAATACTTATAATGAGTATAGTATTACGTTTAGTGAAAGTGATATGTCAAATCCTAATATAAATACCGGTTATTATGGAATCTATTTGAAACTTAATAAACCGTTAAAACGTGGTCAATATGAGCTAGCATTTGATACCAAAGGTACATTTGGACGTCTTAGTATAGATTATTTGGATTCTTCTACAAAAGACATTAAAAATGGTGCTCATAGTTTCTCTGACCGAGGATTGTTGAGTGATAGTAAATATTACTATCATAGGTATAACATTAATGTTGACCAGGACATGGACGGTAGAATAGGCCACATTAGACTTTGGTTCACGCAGCCTATTTACAATAAAATAACTTTTAAAAACGTTAGAGTTAAAAGAGTTGAGCACACGGATGCAACACCAACAGTTCAATTTAATAGGACGAAATCTATCACGCCAGGTGTTGGGCAATTGTACAAATTCACTGTTGGTCAGAACGATTATATCGCTACACCAGACATAGAACTCAAATTCCCAATAGCAAGTGCGGATTACAAGTTATGGAATTGGGTACTTATGGAGGGTGACTGGACAAAAGAGGATATTATCAAAGCCGACGTCGATGGAGTCAATAAGCCATTAAGTCGTTTAATTGAGAAGAAACTGTCTGACTCGTGGGCTGTCTCACATTTAAACGGTGCAGGAGACCTTGTGTCACAGATTAACTTAAATAAGTCTGGTGTACGTATCAAAGGCGAGAACATCTTATTAGACGGCGATGTACAGGTGTCAGGTAAAGCATTCTTAGACGGTGCGGTGATTAAGAATGGTTCTATTGGTACCGCTCAAATTGCAGATGCAACGATTACTAATGCCAAAATTCAAGGACTTGACGCGTTGAAGATTACAGGTCTAGAGGCCGCTATCGGTAAGATTGTTACTCAGGATTTGATTGCTGACCGTATTAGCGCTAAGCAGTCTATCCGAATTGGTAATGATGCGTGGATGTATATACGGAACAATCGGCTACAAATACAAAAAGGTAATGGTAACAACACTGACTTATCTCTCGAAATTTCGGGACGTATGCTTGGCCCGACATGGCTACATGGCCGACCTAGTAGAAATAAATACGTTCCAGTAATGACCAACTCGGCATGGGATACCGCGGTTGAGGGTATAAACGGATATCCAGCCGTATATGGTATACGTTGGATGGGTCTTGTAACATGGAAGTCGGGTGTGTATCTGCATGTCGATGATGGTTCTGACAGGAATCACCATTACTATGTTCAGTTGTCACTGGCAGCAGACCAAAGCCCTATTGAGAATGGATTGAGAGGTTAATATGGAAGATAAAGAAAAATACTTATATGTCATTGAGAAACTAACTACTGAAGTGGCAGCTGGTAAAGTTCATATTGCTGAGCTTGAATACAATATTGCTGTACTTGAGCGTCAAATTCGTATTCTGGAGAATAACCCAGATAAAGAAGAGACGGCTGAGTAGTAATTTGGAGCCCGTGTACTATACATGGGTTCCTTTATTTTTCAATTCGCAAAATTTACATAGAGTAGTATGAAAACCAATAAAAATTTAAAGGAGATGTTACAAATGATGGAATTTGTTAAACATTTAGAAGAAGAAAATATTAAATTGGATAGAAAAAATGAAGAATTAGAAGCAAAAGTTCGTAGATTAGAGTTAGAAAATCAAGAATTGAATGGACGCTTAGACGCACAATTTAATGGTATTGTATCATTAACAGTTGTTGCATTAACTATGCTAACATTCGTATTATTGAAATATTTTAACGTAATCTAAGGAGAAGTTTCTACTTCTTCTTTTTTTGTCGTATTAATTACATACGCTATTATGAAAGGAGATGATTTATTATGGAACAAATCGTAGGATTATTAGCAAACTTAGTATGGTTAGTTATTGGAATGATTATTTTAGGAGGTATGATGATTACTTATGCCGCCATTCAAAGAATCAAGAAATGGGCTAAACATTTTAAAGGCGCTAAGAATGCAATTAAAGATTTAGATGTTCATGTTAAAGGAATCATGAGAATTAAGTAGGGAGCACACAGCTCTCTATTTTTTGTCGAAGAAAATACATATGTTATAATGAAACAAAAAAAAATAATAAAGGAGATGATAGTATGAAATTAATAGACGTACTTGAAAACTTAGAATTAGATGTAGAACTTTTAGATATGGAGGTTAACGATGACTTTAAAGAAGTTACACTTGAGTTATTTGAAAAAGATATTGAAAAAACAATTGACTTAAAGAATAAATTCGAAAAAGCTATAAACAACGTATTTAGAAGAAAAAATGTTCCTGATTCAGTTTTCACTTATAATGAACGTATATTGATTATGCTAATTTGCTTATTAACGGAGGAAGCTTAGGCTTCTTCTTTTTTTTTATTCGAAAAAAATACATACCCTAGTATGAAACACCAAAACAAAAATAAATTTAAAGGAGGACGTTTCAAATGTCAAAAGAAGATGTTAAAAAAGCAGAAGTTGTAGTAGAGGAAACAATGGAGGTTAAAGTAGACGTTAAAGACACGAAAACTAAAGTTCGTGACTGGTTTGCTAAAAAAGGGACACAAGCAAAAGAATGTGCTGACAAAACAGTTAAATTTGTCAAACGTAATGCTATCCCATTTGGAGCAGGAGTAGTTACAGGAACAGTTATCGCAGCAAAAATTATGTTTACTGGAGCCAGTGAAGAAGACTTTATTGACGACGCTGTAGAAGAAGACGTTGATGTTGACTTAAATGAAGACGTTACAGATTTAGTTACTGTTGGTGACGTAGAAGAAGATTTGGAGGATTAATCCTCCTCTTCTTTTTTGTCGAATTTTATACATGTCCTATAATGAAAAGGAGATGATATTTATGATTATGTTATTTGCATCAATTATGATTTGTATTTTTACTATTATTAAATGTACGGCAAAATTATTTAAATTAGTGCCTAAATTTATTAAAGGTGTAAAAGAAAAAGAATGGGATAAACAGGTAACAAAGAAAAGAAAAAATGTCAGAATCGGAGGGGGCAAATAGCTCTCTTCTTTTGTCGAATTTTATACATACGCTATTATGAAACAAACTAAATTTAAAGGAGATGTTTTAAATGTTAAAAATTGATAAAGCAAGATGGTTAGTGGATAGTTATATTGAAGGTAAATCAGATGAAATCACTGACGAAGCCATCGATGAGGGTATCCGTGGACTTGAGTCACAGATGAACTTATATGGTATAGATGATTACGACGATAAAATTGGATTAGCTATTCTAGGCATAATCGCGGCTTATTTATACATTGAAAAACAAATCAATGACAAATTAGATGAGGGAGAAGCTTAGGCTTCTTCTTTTTATTCGCACGAAATACACGTCTTATAATGAAAGGAGTGATTAAATGGAGTTAATTTATTTAGGCGCATTTTTACTGATGTGGTACGGTATTGGAAAATGGGTACTGGAGGCAGTAAGATTGGTAACTGATGGATTTGCAC